AGGCGGCGATGCCCTGGAGCTGCTTCATCGTCATGCCGGCGTCGTAGCGGATGGCCTTGGAGGGCTCCTCGGGGGCGGCCTGCTCCGCAAGGTCCACGACGTACTCAGCCACGCCCCTGTCCACCAGCCGGGCTTCCTGCTCGGGGCGAAGCAGAAACGGGCCATCACTGGCCCGTTTCAGTTCCCCTCTCACGGCGCAAGCGCCGCACTTCATTCGGATCATAGTTCATTTCCCTTCTTTCTCCAGCACAAGGCCGCTGGCTTTGTAGACCCGCTTCCGGTCCTTCTTCCCGCCGGTGATGGAGATTGTCATGGTCGCCTCGCTGTTCTGCACCTTCCACACCAGAACCCGGTCGCCTTTCGGCATGGTCTTCTCGCCGGTGCCAGATGTGCTGGACTCGTATTTGACCTCTTCATCCTCGGCAGCGTTGATGCTCATGGCGAGGTAGTTTCCGTTTTGCTCTGCGGGCACACCCGAAAACCCCGTATAGTTCTTCACGTAGTGAAGCGTTCCGTGAAGAATACCATCCCTGTCAGCCGTGACACCCGACTGCAGGTCGCTGACCTTCTTCCCGTATAATTCTGTGTCACCCCGGAAGAAGGTAATCAAGGGTCCAGCACGTCGCTGGCCACGACCCAGGGGCTGGCCTGGACGGGCACGAACAGGGGGCGGCAGGACAGCTGGGTCTCCTTTGCCGGGGGCCGGATGGTGAAAATGTGCTGGGGGACGCGAGTGCCGGCGTAGGTGTGGAACTGGCCGTCGTTCTCCAGCTGGGTCACAGCGCCGTAGAGGCCGCGGCCGCAGTTGGGGGCGGTCACGATGACGGTGCCGTTGGGAACATAGGGAGTGTCTTTCTTCGTGCTGTCCTGGAAAGTGCCGTCGCTGACCAGGATATCCAGCCGGCGGCCGTTGAAGTTGATGACGCCCAGGTCGGTGACGTACTCGGTCAGCACCTCG